CCAGCTAAGTACAAGTTCAAGGTGCAACAGGAAGAGGCAGCACCGTCTTGCCCTCCGCGTAAGCCTGCTGCAAAGGGCAAGGCTGCTAAAACAGAAGCAAAAGGAGACGCCTGATGCCTAAAGGCGCTGGAACTTACGGCTCAAAAGTTGGCCGTCCACCTAAAAAGAAAAAGAAAGGAGGCAAGAAAAAATGAGGAAAGGTTCTCGCGTTAGCTGGGTGTATGACGGCGTACGCACCTACGGAAAAGTGACTGCTCTCAAGGGAGATGGTGCTTTTACTGTCAAAGGACCATCAGGCGGCACAATCACGCGACGTGGCACAAAAGCTGATCCAGTCATTGCAATCAAATCAGAGAGCACTGGCAACCCAGTTTTGAAAACCCGTTCGCAACTTCGTGCTGCTCCCAAGGGCAAGAAAAAGTGACGATCAAGCGTGGCGGCCATACGTTTCAAGGCTTTAACAAGCCGATACGTACGTCAAACCATTCAAGCGGTAAAAGCCACGCTGTCGTCATTAAAGAAGACGGCAAACCAAGGCTCATTCGGTTTGGCGCACAGGGCGCTAAAACGAAACCTCCGCGCAAAGGTGAGGGCACTGCGGACAAAAGTAAACGCAAGTCGTTTAAAGCTCGCCATGCTAAAAATATCGCAAAGGGCAAAACATCTGCTGCATATTGGGCGAATCGAGTAAAGTGGTCTTGAAGCAGTTACACTGAGTTTGTAATTAGCCCTACGGGTTATTCATGGCTGAAGAGCAAATTCAAGAGACTACGTCTCCAGAAGCTTCAAACAATTCTGAGCTTGATGCGCTGAAAGGCAGCATTCAAGCATTAGAAAAGAAAAACTTTGAACTGATCGGCAAGCTCAAGCAAACAAAAACCATTCCTGATGGCGTTGACATTCAGGAGTTACTGGACTTCAAAGCTAAGGCGGAACAAACAGACCTGGAGAAACAGGGCAAGTACACCGAGGCAAGACAGGCTTTGGAGCAGCAGTTCCGTGAGGCGACACAGGAAAAGGACAAGCGCATTACAGAGCTAGAGACTCGGGTACGCGAACTTGAGTTAATTGCACCTGCAAACACTGCGTTGGCTGATGTGGTCCATGATCCAAGCATCGTTTTCAAAGCTGACCTGCTTAAGCCAGATCAAATTGAACGCGACGCTGACGGCACTGTTGTTGTTGTCAACGGTTATGAGCGCAAGCCGATTGGTGAATGGGCTAAGTCATTGCCTAGCTACATGCAGAAAGCACCAAAGCCACAAGGCAGCGGTGCACCTGCTGGTCGCAGCTATGCGGGAGACATTCCTGCAGGCACAAAAAACCCGTTTTCCAAAGAGACTTACAACCTGACAGAACAATCAAGACTGTTTCGGACAGATCGCGACATGTATGAGAGGTTGAAAACTGCCGCGAACCGTTAGTATGCGGGATAAGGCAAAGCTACGCAGAGCCGTTTGGGTTACGCCCACACCGTAAACATCTTTTTTTGAGGATCTGTCATGGCGACTCTTCGCTCTGACATCATCATCCCCGAGGTATTTACGCCTTACGTCATTGAGCAAACCACTCAGCGTGATGCCTTCCTGGCTAGCGGTGTGGTGCAGCCAATGGCGGAGCTAAATGCTTCAGAGGACGGTGGTGATTTCGTTCAAGTGCCTTTTTACAAGGCCAATTTGTCAGGCGACTTTGAGCGTCTGACAGATAGCTCTTCACTTACTCCTGGCAAGATCACAGCAGATAAGCAGGTTGCTGCTGTTCTGCATCGTGGTCGTGCTTTTGAGTCTCGCGATCTTGCTGCTTTGGCTGCAGGTTCTGACCCAATGGCTGCTATCGGCAACAAGATTGCTGATTACATTGCCAACCAGCGCCAAAAGGATCTTTTGTCCTGTTTGGCTGGTGTGTTTGGTGCTGTTGATGACAACGCCAGTTCAGCTTTCATCGGCTTGACCGTTGATGGTGCAAGTGGTGACACACCAACAGTGCTTGGCCCTCGTCAAATCGTGGAAGCTAAGGCTCTCTTGGGTGACCAAGGCGAAAAGCTTGCCGCTATCGCTATGCACCCGAAGGTCTATTACGACCTGATGGAACGTCGTGCGATCGATATGATCTACGACAACACAGGTGCACCTGACACTTCCGCTGATTCTGGTTCTACCGCTCCTGCTTTTGGCAGTGTGCAGGTTCCAACCTTTATGGGTCTGCGTGTGATTGTGTCTGCTGATGTGCAGACCACTGGTACAGGTTCTTCCACCGAATATGCCAGCTACCTGTTCACTCAGGGTGCTGTTGGTTCTGGTGAGCAGCTTGGTCTTCAGACTGAGACTGATCGCGACATTCTTGCCAAGAGCGATGCAATGTCGATTGACCTGCACTATGTGTATCACCCAATCGGCTCTAAGTTCTCCACTTCTGTTGCCAACCCAACTCGGGCACAACTAGAAACAGTGGGCAACTGGACCAAGGTTTACGAGACCAATAACATTGGAATCGTGCGGGTTACCAACACAAGCAACCTTGACTGAGGTAACTAACCATGTCATCCATTTTTGAGGCAACAGCTGGTAGTGCCATCGGGCCTACCACTGGTGGCACTGTTACACAGGCCACCAATAAAGGAACTGCCGTGACTCTCAACACAGAGTCCGGTCAGATCACAATGAACGGCGCTGAGCTTGCTGGCGCTGCTGAAGTTAGCTTTCAAGTTAACAACGACAGAGTCACTGCTACTGATGTAGTGGTGGTTAATCACAGTTCTGCTGGCACTGCTGGCAGTTACCTTGTTCAAGCCAACAGCCTTGCTGCTGGTTCGTTCAAAATTACTGTGGCGAACGTTGGTTCGACTGCAAGCGAAGCCATTGTGCTGAGCTTTGTCCTTCTCAAGGGCGCAAGCTCCTGATGGGTTTATTCGCCTTTAGGCGGATGAAGGAACGTGAGGCTGCTGCACAAGTGGCAGTCTCTAGTTCTGAAAAGCCTGCCCAGAAAACTTCTACTGTGACGCCTGATGGCAGTAACAATCGACGCAACAGCGGGAGGCGCAAACGCCAACAGCTACATAACACTGACTGAAGCCGACACTTTTGTGGAGGCAATGATCAGCAGTTCTGACGTGTCCAAATGGACTACTGGCAACGATGACACGCGCAATCGTGCTTTGGCTGCTGCTGCAGAAAGGCTTGATCGCGAAAGATTTTTAGGCGCAAGAACAAACGATACACAAGCTCGGCAATGGCCTCGTGAAGGTGTTCGCAAACCAGACACATACGTGCGTTCCTACACTTCAGGGTTTCCTTTTCGCCTTACAGAGGATTATTACACAAACACCGAAATTCCTGATCAAATCAAACGTGCTCAAATTGAGTTAGCCGTTTATTTGAAAAACAACGTTGACGGCATAAGCCTTGGCGGTTTGGAAGACTTTAAGAGCGTCAAGATTGGCAGCCTTCAGGTAACACCTGATAAGACCGGAGCTATTGGCGCTGATCGTGTGCCACCAATGTTTGAAAGGTACTTGACAGGTCTTAGAATCAGTGGACCAGGCAACATCGCAATCAAACGGAGCTGATCATGGGTTACGGATCTGGATTTGAGCCAACAAAGGCGACGATCATTACCAACACAGCAACTCACACTGCCAAGTTTGTGAAGCTGATGGCGCTTGAGGATTCTGTGATTCATACGCTGACAGCAGAAGGAATTGACGAAAACCTTGCTGGAGGCGATGCCACTGCAATCAACTTCAATACGTCCTCTTGCATTGAGGGTCTTGTGATCACATCGGTCAGGCTGACTTCTGGCACTGTCATTGGATACATTGCCTGATGGGACTTGCTCAGTCGCTGGTTAATGCTGCAAGCAAAGTCGTCGGCAAGCTTGGCGGTGATGTGACAATTCGTTTTGTTACAGCTGGCAGCTACAACACATCGACTGGCGTGGTTGCTGAATCTGTCAGCGACACAGACGTTAAAGGTGTGCTTGAGGCTGTAAATGTTCGCGAAGTTAATGAGCTGATTCAAGCTGGTGACAAGCGTTTAATTGTCAGCGTTGCAGATTTGCCGGCAGCACCTGAAACCAAGGATCGTGTTGTCGTAGAAGGTGTAGTGCATCAGATTATTCGTGTTGTGACTCAAGAGCAGGACAACACGGCGATTACCCATGAACTCATTTTGAGGGTTTAACGATGGCACGTCAGATCAGGATTGATCAGATTGCAGATCTGATGGAAGAGGAAATTCAAGAGGTTGTAAAGCTCACTGCACTGAGTTGGACAAAGCAAGTAAAAGAGCAGACGCCTGTAGCCGAAACTGGAACACTGCGGAATGCGTGGCAAACAAACATTGGCAAGCTTCAGGCTGAAATCACAAATAATGTGGAATATGCAGAGCCTGTCTTGTATGGAAATAATTTGCCGCCATCTTGGGAAGGCAAATATCGAACACGCCAAGGCACTATTCCTGGCTTCCCTG